TTTAACTTTATCTGAAAGGGATTCTTTTTTTAAATCAAGGGTTTTAATTTCATCTTTTATTTTACGTATTTTTTCTTTAATTACAATATTCATAGAAGAAAAAATTTTAATATCCAATAAATCCTCAATCACTTCTCTACGATGAGCCGATTGAAGTTGCATAAATGGAATATAATTACTTGAGCCTAAAATTACTATCTGAGTAAAACTTTTAAAGTCCATTTTTAGAACATTTTGCTCTAACCATTTTTGTTGTTCTAATACTGCAGATTGATCTAATAATTTTCCATCTTTTTGTATTTCAAACAAATTAGGCTTAATTCCACGAATTATTTTCCATTCAGTATTTCCAATTGAAAATTCAACCTCAACTCTACAATCCTTTTCATTTATAGAATTAATCAATTGATTTTTATTGATTTTACGATATGCCTTTCCATAAAGTGAAAAACATAAGGCATCTAATAAAGAACTCTTACCACTTCCATTAGTACCGATAAGAAGATTAGTTCTATGTTCTGTAAAATCAATTTCATTAAAATGATTACCAGTTGACAAAAAATTACGGTAACGAATTTTTTTAAATAAAATCATAATAAGTATTTGGGGGAACTACAATATCATCAGAAGTAATCACGGTATATTGATAATCATGAATTTGGCAGGTTTTTAACATTATTTCATCTTCAATTTCAATTACGTGCATTTCTGGAAATCCATTTTCTTCAAGCATCATAGCATATCTAACAGCATCATCCTCTTCCTGAAAGATATAAAGGATTTGTTCACCATCCTCATTCTGAACCGAATATGCGCCTTCATTTTCCTTTCCACTGATTGTTATTAAGAACATATCTAAACCATCTCACAAGCCTCCTGATAGACCTCCTGGATGAGGTTATGAAGGACTGACTTATCAAGGTTCGCCTCAGATTCATTCACATATCTATTCAAAATAGAAATGGTGTCTTCAGATTCAAGTGCTTCAAAATTTTCAGGTTCTTCACTATTAAAGTTTTCAACTATTTTAATTTCGGCAATATTTGAACTATAAAGTTTATCAATAAATTTTTCAAATTTTTGTGCATCTGTTTTTTTACGAACTATCACCTTTACAATTTTATTTTCATACTCAGATACATCAAATGTTTGATATGGAGTATCCTCATAATAAATATGATAAAAAAGACGATATGGATTATTGACTGGAATATGCTCCAATGTTTCTGTGTCAAAAATATGAAATCCACGAGTATCATTTATATCATTCCAAAACATCTCATATGGATTTCCCAGATAAAATACCGTTCCGTTATCAGAACGAGTATGATAATGACCAGAAAATACTTTTTTGAATCCTTTAAAAATATCGGAATCCATTCCTTGGTCCATAATGGTTGTAGTATTTGCACGAAATCCTTGCAGTTCCAAATGACCCATTACAACTGGCGCTTTTGTAGATGAAATCATTTTCATTGTTTTCATTTCATTTTCAGAATTAATCCAAGGAATAAAAAGAACTCTCAAATTTTCCAATAAAACTTCTGTTGGGTCTGAGATAATTTTTACATTTGAATATTCACGAAGTAAAAGATCTACTGCATTTACTTGGTTTGTATTGCGATAATAACTTGTATGATTACCTACAATAGTATATACATTACAATTTAATTCGGAAAGTTTATCATAATAATTACTTTTTGACCAAGAAAGTGCAGCAAAATCAATACCTTTACGACTATCAAATGTATCACCCATATCAATAACAGTAGTAATACCATACTGTTTCAATGTCGGAAAAAAAATTTTATTATAAAAGTTTAAAAAATAATCGTGAAATAGTTTTGAATTTTTACGACACCCAAAATGCTGATCACAAATAATAGCGACTTTCATTTTAAAATTAATATCTCAACTTAGTGTAAATATTATCCTTAATTGAATTATAGTCACTATAATTACTTCCGTCAAATAAATTATCTTCAAATACTTCGGAAAATCCTGATCTTTCTAAGATTTTATTTTTAATTTCCATTTGTCTTTTTTCTCTTTGAATTCTACGAAGAAAGGCATAATGTATAATTTGAGTAAAATACGCAAATGGGTTCTGAGATTTTGCAGGATCAAAATTGTGTATATATTGAACTGAATTCTCAATTCCATCAGAAATCATATCTTCTTTGAACATATAATTTACAAAATTTGGTTTAAAGGAAAGGTGATTTGCTATTTTTAAAAAACAATCTCCGATATATCTTGGTATTGGTGGTTTTGTATCCCAAGATTTTGCCCTATCATCTTTTGTTGGTTGATTTCCATACTTTCTAATAAAACTTATTTCAACATCTTCACGATATTTAATAAGTGCTTCAAGAAATTCTTTATTATTTACATAATGCTCTGACCTTTTTCTTTTGGTCATAATTGCTGTGGTTATCATAAATTTTTATCATTATTATGTATGAATATTAACATATTAAGGTGGAGTTGACAACCCTACAGATTCACATTAGACTACCTTTGTCTCCAATGAAGGGGTCACTCTGATCTATTATATATCTTCTCTAATATATCTTTAGCATCATTTACATTAGCTATGTAACCCATTTCACGAGTTATTTTTGATTGATTTGTTTTTTGTTTATTTAATTGTCTGATAAAAGATTGATACATCATTATCATTTCAATATCAGATGATTCCGACATAGTAATTATGTCATCCAAATTAAGTATAATCATATCTTCAGTTGTTGTTTTTAACCAAGGTTCTATTTTATAACCAGAAGCACCAGTTCTTAATTTAAATTCAGAAACAATAATAGGATTGGAAACAATTAATAGTGTTCTATTTTCCTCTTCTGATGCTGCTACTTTAGCAAATATTTCTTCTCCAGTCTTAAGTTTAAGGGTGCAATAAAAATCTTCTTCAATCATTTTTTTTAAGAGGTACAGTAATTATTTCATATTTAAAGTTTTCTTCTGCATATATTTTAATTCTTTCAATCAGATGATTTAGAGTATAATTTTTTCTCGATTTATAAGTACAATCATCAGAAATGTCATAAAGAGTTGCTTTTGTTTTATTTTTTCCCTTTCTTAAAACTCTTCCAATCGATTGTAAATTTCTTATTCTAGATTTACTTGGTGATGCAAAAATTACATTATGTAAATTTTTTATATTTATACCAGTACTAAATGTTCCATAAGAAGCTACAATAATTGCATCATTTTCTCTTTCTGTAATTTCTCTAACTAATTCTCTTTCTTCAGTATCTACTCCACCATGTATAAAAAACACTTTTCTTTCACCCCTCTTATTTTTATTTATATTTTCAAATAAGATTGCTCCATGAGTTTCTACCCTAGAAAATAAAACAAGAGTATTACCTTTTAAATCAAGAGTAAGATTTGTTATAAATTTATTTCTTTGTGTATGAGAAATTAAATATTGAATTTCATCTTCATAAGTTTCAAATTTTTGGGGTAAATGTTTAAGAACGATACAACGTATATCAAGTTGAGAAAGATGTCCTTGTTTCATCAATTCTTCTGTTCTTGTAATTTTATAAGTAGGACCAAAAAGACCTTCCAATACCCATTTATGAGTTTGAGATCCATCTAAAGTACCAGTAAAACCAAATCTATATTTTGCATTGTGAAGTTTAGTCATTATTGATATTAATGACTTCGATTTAAATTGATGTGCTTCATCACCAATAATTACATCATAGTCATTAAAAAATGTTTTATCTAATTTATAGATTGACTGCCAAGTTGCAATTGTGATAGGATGGTTACTACTTTTTTCTCTTCCAGAATAAATCATATGGCAACATGATTGAGAATCCATACCATAATCTTCAAAATCTTTATATAATTGACTTACCAAACTTGTCGTTGGAACAACTACGAGAATTTTTTTACCTTTATTCATATAATAATGCACGAGGGAATAAATCATCAGACTTTTTCCAGATGCAGTTGGACTTATCAATAATTTTCTATTATGCTTTAAAGCATCATATACTCCATCTATCTGATAATCTCTAGGACTATAAGAGCATATGGATTTCATATAATCTGTTACACCTTCAATTGAAATACCTTCATTTACTTCAAATGGAGTTCCGTAAAATTTATTATCTTTAAATTCATATGTGTAATTGTGTGTAGAAAGTTTTTCAATTATTTTGTCAAGTAATCCAACATATATTTCTCCAGTATGAGTACTTAACAAACGAATTTTTCCATCCCAATATTTACTTCTATATTGGGACATAAATTTTGAAGATTCTACTTCAAAAGTAAAATATGGTTGAAGTTCATATAAAATATGTGGTTCACAATGAAGTTTTAAAAATACTTCATTTTTCTTTTCAATGATTACATCACTCATAATACTCATTATACTATGAGTATTTATTTGGGATTATTTGATAACATTTTTATTAACCCAATCCAGACATAAATTTTTGATAATCGATTGAATTTTTAATTTGATATGTTCTATTATGTAACATTTTCAAAATATCATTGAGGTAATCGATCATAATATTGTAATAGTCTATTTTTAAAATAACAGAAGATAATTTTTCATCAGCGTCAAGATACTTTTGCATTGTATCTTTATCTCTAATTTTCTTTGGAAATGGACACTCGATATAAACTTCAGGATCTGCCTTTCCAGAATAATATTCATATCTTTCGTGCCTAATATTACTTTTTTGTTGTTCTGCTTTTTTCTTAAGAAGAATTATATTATTATATAAATCAAAATATTTTGCGTGAAGAGATGGTACTTTTAAAGATTCTGTATGTAAATTGTCTATATCTATTTTCGAATCACTTTCCCACATTTTTTGAATCATCTCTAAACTAATACTCATAATGGATTTCCATTCAAATCTGTTATATTGTAAATAGTATACTTGAAATTTACTTCTGCTGTAAAGTAATTTATATCAGTATTTGTAGCATCAAAATCCAAAGAAGTTAAACTGTAAGGCCAAAGATCATTGAATTTAATTTTAAAATTTGGTCTCATAGAACTTCCTAAAATAGTTAATGTTCCATCGGAAAAAATATTCATCATTTTTGAATCTGAACCATCAAATGATTTATTTTCATTTTGTAACTCAAATATTTCATTTAAACTTTCTGGATATCCCAAACCTCTAATCCATTTTTGTATTTCCATATAATTTTCAAGGTCTTCATCTACAATAAACCTTAAATTAAAATCATCAAATTGCATTTTATCACCAGGAACATCAATATTTTTTAGATATGTTGGTTGCTCTGCAATTCCTAAGGTAATTCCTGGTATATTTGCCAGATTGCTAAAAAAAGATACTTTTGGTGCTCGATTTAAAGTAAATTCAAATCCTGTGGGAGATAAGAAATTTCTATTTTTTATCTGTCTATCTGAGATATTAGATGCCATTTTGGATAATTATTGACTATGAGTATATAATAATATTAGATATTGTGCTGAAATGTTTAAAAGTAAAGAAGAATTAAAAAACTATTTATTTGATAATTGGAATAAGTCTAATTTCATTAAATTATCTTTAAATAAAAATATTAAAAATATAATAGAAAAAGTAAAGTTAAACTTGGATTATTATATTGCAACGAATTGGTATGTTTAATGACTTTTACTAAATCAAGATTTAATAAAAATTATATTTGGGAACTTTCTAGATTTTCAAATAAAATTGGTTTAAATGTAATAGGTGGATTTAGTAAATTATTAAAATGGTTTAGAGAGAATTATGATGGAAATATTGTTTCATATGCTGATAGAAGATATTCAAATGGAAATGTTTATATTAAAAATTCATTTAATATAATAAAAATAAATTCACCATCATATTATTACGTTGATAAAAATTACAACCAAAGATATAATAGAATGAAATTTCAAAAAAAACTTATTGGTGCTTATCAATGTACTGAATTTGAAAAAGCAAGAGAAATGGGATATAATAAAATATTTGATTGTGGTAATATTTGCTTTGGTTTGGAATAAAAAAGGGGAGGTTTCCCTCCCCAAGTATTGAGTTTGAAATAAAACTCACATAAGGTTTTTGATAGCAACTCTTCTGTAGTAACGGTTAGCGTTAACTTGAAGTCTTCCAAGACCTTGAGTTGTACCTTCTGCAAAGGGATTAGCAACCATACCATAACGAGTCTTAAATCCAATCTTGGGTTGGAAGGTATTCTCACCAACGGCACGAACCATTTGGAGAGGAACATAAGGACAATAGAAGAGACCAGCGTCATAAGGAGAAGAACCCTTATAACCAACAACATAATACTGGTTTCCTGGAGAAGCATTAGCAGCAGTCAGGTTAGCAGCATATGGGTCAATATAAACGCGGAATTTGCCCATCAGAACACCAGCAAAAGTATTGCCAGTATCATCAACGTTCAGATTTGAATTAAGAGCAGGAGTATAGTCAAGAACTCCAGCCATTGTTAAAGCAGATGCAACGTCAGCAGAACAAAGAACAATGTTGCCCTTTCCTCTACGAGTTCTCTGAGCGATAGCGTTAGCATCTCTTTCAATTTGGAAGAGAAGACCTTTGAATTTCTCAACAGACCAACGACCGTTAGAGTCAATATCAAGGTCAAAGACACCAGGAGTTGCAACGTTTTGAACTGCACCCTGTTCTGCAACCTTATAGATGGTTCTGATAACTTCACGGTTGATTTCAGCAAGAATCTCTGTGGAGAGAATATTTGCCAATTCCGCTTCAGCATTCAAACCGTGAATTGCCTTCAGGTCTTGTGCAAGCTCAAGACTGTACTCAGCTTTGAGTGCTCTAGATTTTGCAGTAACAGTAACTTTCTCAATTGAGAAAGCCATTTCGTTGAAGTTATTACCAGCAGAATCTCCAAGGATTTCTGAATCACCTGTAGGCATTCCTTGACCTACGTTATATGCGGTATCAACTCCACCACCACCAACAGGGTTCAATACAGATGGGTTTGAACCAGATTGAGTTGTAGTACCAATACCAGCAGCTGTACTACCAAAACCTGCAATGTTAAATCCAGCATCCTGACCTGAGAATGCAGAATCTACTTCGTTATAGAAGGTTTCAGATCCACTCTGATTGCTATATCTAGAACGCATCGCAAAGATGAGTCCAGTTGGTCCACTCATAGGTTGAACGCCAGCCACATCATAAGCGATGAGGTTAGGCATAGAACGTCTGATGAGTGAAATCAGAACTGGGTCAAAACCTGCAGTAGGACCACCAGCAGCGGAACCACCACCAAAACCACCTCCAAAACCAGCGGCATTACCACTGTTGGTTGGTGATGCTTCCATCAGGTTGGAAAGATTTCCAACTTGGAATGATTGCTCTTCCCTTAAGAATTTTTCTTGGTTTTCTAGCAGGACAGCGGTTACAGCTCTACGATGAGAATCTCTGATTGAATCAAGACCCTGATAATCTAAGAGAGGTGCCCACTTTTCCTGCAATTGTTCGGATTGGAACATTTGCTTTTTACCTTTTACTAAAGTGCGTTTTGTGTTTGAATTATGTTAAATTCAATTATTTACTAAATGCTGAAAGAGTTTTCAGATATGCGTCCATAGAACCAGAATAGGTTTGGTGTGCAATGTCTACACCCTCAGAGAGAGTGTCAGCTTTAGTTGAAGGAGATGTTACTCTTAAAGGAAAATATGATTCCTTTAATGTCTCCAGTTTTTCACGATATTCTTGTTCACTTTCAAACTCAACACTTTCGGCAAGTGAAGCGAGCTTATCCTTCTGAGTGTCTGCAAGACCATCAGAAACTTCTTCAAAGATTCCATCGGCAACCGCCTCTGCGAGACGCTTGTTTAGTGAAACATTTTTCTCAATTTGCTCGTTGAGTTTTGTCTCCATTTCATCAAGTTTTTCTACCATATTTTCAAGTACATTATATTTTTCTTCAGGGATTGATACATAATGTTCTTCAAAAAGACCTTTCATTCCAGTGAGGAATGATTCAGTCATTTCAGTTTTAAGCCCTTGCTCTACTGCAAGAGTATTTTCTTCCATCCATTCATTTGCAACATACTCAAGATATGCATCTACACGCTCTGAAAGTTCGGACTTAATTTCTTCAACTTCCTCAGCAAGAATCATTGAATATTGCTCTTCAAGAGATTCTTTAATTTCATAAACTTTGGAGCGAATAGCAGCTTCAAAGATAGTGCGTGCTTTTTCTTGAAACTCTTCTGAAAGATTTTCACCAGCAAGAAGAGCATTCACATCTTCTTCAATATCAAAGCTTTCTTTCATATCATCATCTTCTTCATCTTCATCTTCATCTTCTTCATCTTCATCATCTTCTTCTTTATGCTCGTCATCTTCATCATCTTCCTTTTCCTTTGCAGCTTCAGTAATATCTTCATCTTCTTCATCATCTTCAATATCTTCTAATAGTTCTTCATCTTCTTCATATTCTTCCTTTACTCCAGACATAGGCATTGCTGCTTTTGCTCCTTTATTTACAACATCTTTAACTTGCTTAAGAGTTGAACCTGGAGTTTTAAGTTTTGCTGAATCATCATCAGTACGATAGTTGGAAGGATCTGGTCCACCCAAATCTTCCCATCCTCCAGTTTGTCCTGGTGTTGTACCAGATAATTTTGGAATCGCATCCCCTGCCTTAGCATTAGCATTAACGGCGGTTTTGGATTGCTTTGTGCCTACTTCCATTTCTTGTAAATTCCCACGAGACATTTGAACTCTCCGTTTACCTTTAAGTTATAAACTATATTTATTTATAAATTTATAATTTACAATTAAAGAGAATTGATGAATTCATTAAATAAAGATAATTTATATTCTTCTAAAATATTTTGATCTACTAGACTATTAACTCTTTTTTTTGTATTTTCAATTAGCCAATCATTTCTTGATGCATCATAGACCCATTCAACACCTTCCATAATTCCTTGAACAAATGCATCTGGAGCAGAAGGATCTGCAACAATATCCGCTGCAGTTGCTAACATAAAATCTTCACCAACTTCAGTGTACCCCTCAACCGTTTGTTTTACTGAACCGATGCCTCTAGAAGAAACTCCCAAAGTTACTCCTTCTTTTAAAAGAGATTCTGCAATTTTTCCCATTGGTGTTGAGAGAATTTGAGCTTTTCCAATGAAATTATTTCCATTTTGATATAGCTCTACAATTTTATGTGATACTCTATCAAGATTTACTGTTGGACCATCTGGATGTCCAAGTTCTCCGAGAGCACGACCCTTATTAACATAATTTTCAGTATAACGCTTTACCTCTCTTTCCATTACATTAATAGGATACTTTCTACGATTGCGATTTACACACTCAGCCTGCAAGAAAGTTCCCTTTATAAAAAGAGTTTTTTTTCCATTTATACTTTCAGTAAGAACTTCTATATTTTCAATTTCTTCTGTGATAAGTTTCATTACGCTTGTCCTGTAATTTGTACTTGTTGAAAATGAAGTGTTCCTGGACCAGCACCAAATGCAGATATTCTTTGTGATAGTCTTATTTCAGCATTAGGTGAATTAAATGCAGTCACAATACCTGAAGAGTTATAGTTTACAGTCATTCTTGTCTGATAGTAACCATTTATTCCAGAAGATGTATCTACTGAAATTACAGGAACGTGAGTAAAATTATAATAAGATTGTCCTGTTGCAGTTAAAGTGACAAAATCACCTATACCAAAAGGAACTTGTGTTCCTTCAGGTACTGATACAATTGTTGTAGTTCCTGTTATAACACCAACAACCCTATTTGATGCTTTAGTTAATGCAAGGGTTGCTGTTTGATTTGATGGAATAAAATAATCAGTATCAGTTGCTGAAGGATTAGTTCCTATTGCAACGTGAGCAGATGATCCTACAGCAACAATTCTCAAAACGTCAGACTGTACCGAAAATGGAGCTGAAGTTGTTGCAGAACCCGATGATATTGGAAATGAGGAACTTACCCCAACTGGTCTGTGGGCCATTATTTTTTAAATGCACTTTGAGTTATTTATGTTTTTCAATTACTCATTACCATTAAACATAGAATCTGCCACTTCTGGACGAAATTCGTCTATTTTTTGTGCAGCTTTAGTAAACAAAATATCTTTAATTTTGTCACTAATTTGAGATGGAGAATCGTCAGATGCGACCATATTCATTAAATCATCCATATGTATAAAAATAATAATCTTTTTTATTTATATTACTCCACCTTTAGGTATTTCAACTTGCTTTCCAGATGCAACTACATCTTTTGCTTGAGATTCAATATCAGGTTCAATTACAGGTTTTCCCAAATTCATTTGAGATGTTTGATCTAATGGCATTCCAGTTTGTGGGTCAATAGGAATACTTGGATCTGGAATAACTCCTTTTTTAATTTCCTTTTCAATTTTTGCATCTTCTTCTACAATTTCAACGTCTGTTTGGCGTAGAATTTTTCTTCTCACATAATCTTGTGAAAAATATTTCCCTACATATGGTTCTGCAATTTGTACCATACCTAGCCTTTCGTTTAATAATTCTGCATCTTTCAATTCTGCAAAATGATTATCATAAAGAAAATCATACTGAATATGTTCATCCATCATTGACCAATCTTCTGGTGTGATGATATTTTTCAATATTAATTGAGTTTTTAACATATCACTAAACATATATGAAAATCTTTTTCTCAATCTAGAAACAAATTTACTAAATTTAACTTCATCTCTCAATATTTCAGATGATTTTCCTAAATTAAATCCACCTTCTCCATCCATTCTTGATGGTGGAACATTTAAAGAATTATATAACTTTTTTTGAAAATAATTTATATCTGTAATTTCACCTAAATTCTGACCTCCAGGAAGTGTTGAAATTTCCGTTCCTCTTCCACCTTCTCTTCTTGGGAGCCAAAAATCTTCAAGCATTGCCATAAATTTTTTATCGTCCCTAACCTCACCAGTTGAACTATCATATACAAGTTTATTTCTATAACGCATCATCACATCACGAAGATATTGTTCTGCCTTAACTTTTGGAAGATTCCCCACATCAATATAAAAAATTCTTCTTTCAGGGGCTCTTGATAATCTATAAATTACAAGAGAATCTTCAATCATTCTTAATTGGTTGAGAGATTTAATTGCTTTATGTAAATATGAAAGTGTTGAACCTTTATTTCTATCTACAAGACCTGAAGTGCAATATGTTATTGAATCCTTTGTAAATTTAATCCCACTAGTTCCACCTAAAGATGATGGATTAGTGGTTGGATAAGACATTTTAGGATTGTAAACAAAATACTCTTCAATCTCAGGAAATTCATATTCCATTGGATCATCAACATTCATTCTCCCCAGACGATTTATTTTTTTATCATTTTCACTCTTCTTTTGTTGACGAACATAACGCATTTTCATTGCGTCAATGTATCTTAATTCTTGTATTCCCGCTTCTGGATTTTTTAAATCTATAACTTTATGATAATAAAGTCTACCATCAACATACCAATTTCTGTAAATTTCGTGTGATTTTTTATCAAAATCTAAAAGTTCTAAAATGTACTTAAACTCTTGCCTTATTTTCTTTTTTATTCCATCACTAGCATTTAAATTATCTAAATCAATTTGTATTGGCGTATCATTGGTATCACTAACAATAGCTTCATTAACAATATCTTCAATGGCACTATCACATTCTGGGTGAAGTGCCATCTCACGATATCTTTTAATTAGATCGAATTCAGTTCTATAGACTCCTTCAATATCAACGTAAGAACCAAAGAATCCACTACTTAAATAAAAATCTGAAGAATCCTCATTATTAGGTGGAACTGGAGAAAGTATAGATGGAGATTCTTTTCCCTCATCTTCAATAGAGAATCCAAATAATTTTGCCATTATATACTAAGAATGTATTTTAAGTATTACTATTTATCAATTAATAATTACATTGGTTGCATCTGTTCCATTAGTTGGTCCTTTTCCTGCAGTCCAATAAAGTACTTGAAACTCTACACTATACTCTTCAATTGAATTTTCAGAATCATAAGAAAGATCAATTGCAGAAACATTAGTTGGAAAAATGCTATTAAATTTATAAGTTCTTAATGGTGGAATTTCAGTTTTATCGAGACTTTCACTATTTTTTATTGATTCTCTGGTTCCAGCTCCTCTTCCAAGTTGGTGAACATAAGCATCTACCATATATGAACTGGGATTAGTTGCTCCCGTAGCATTTTCAAGTTTATTCATATGGTTCATCCATCTTTCAAAGGCAGTTCTTAATTTGAAATTTTCATCATTAATAATAGTAACATTCCAAACATCAAAACTTCTATCACCTGCAACTTTAAGAGTTCTTCCTCTAAATGGAACATCAATTGAAGCAATTGTTGAAGCTGGAAGTGATGCTGTTTTACATAGAAATTTAAATGTTTCAGATTCTTCTCCAGGCGCAACATTCCATGAACTTGTAATTGATGTTGGAAATGCTGGAATTTCAACTTCAAATAAATTGGGTCTTGCACCACCACCAGCAAGTCTTTCTTTAAATCCAGTAATTGTTCTGAGTGTAGACATTTTTAGAACCTCCGTGTTTTTTTACTAAAATTAAATCAGACTCTACCAGCCACTTCTTCAAAAGAAATGCCGGTTCTAGTTGCAACAAATGTGAGTGTGGTATAATTAATTGATCTAGTTGGCTGTAAGAAAATATCAGCTCTAAACTCATTGTTATCAATTATATCAGGAGTATTATTTGTTTCATCGCAAATTACAAGATAATTAAAAATTCCATTTTTTGCCTGAACATCTCTTAGATATGGTTCAACAATATTGACAAAGTTTGATCTAGTTGTTTGATTGTTTAACTCAAAAAGTTGAGCTTGGGCAGATCTCTTTAATGCCTGCTCAACAGTCAAGAATAATCTACGAACATTGATTCTATCAAAGGCAGATGAATATGCTAAGGCAGTTTTGTCTCCAAAAAGAACAACTCCAGAACCTGGTTGATTAATGATAGGATTTATTCTTGCTTGATAGAGTAAATCTCTTTGAGCTTTTGTTGGATTGTAAGCAAGTTTGATTGCATTATTTAACACACCTCTTTGTAATCCTGCTGGAGAGAACCAAGGATAGGCATTAATATTTGTTCTGGCCATTAAACCAGCAATATCAGCATTACAAGGAATATATCTGAAAAGATTATTAAATCTATCAAATGTATACTT